CCTGCTTCGCGGACCGTAACGCCGCCGCATGATACTTGAACCTGTTGTTTAACTTGAAGTCGATAACCGTATGCCCTGCCCGCACCAGCGCATTGCGGTAGCCACGCGTCACATCCGACACCGATACCTCAGCAGCGGGCCATACCAACACGATGCGCTGCGGATCAGACGATGCAGCAACCGGAAATACGGCTACCTTTGGAGTCCGGCACAACACGCACACACCGTCAACGGCATCCTCCCGAAAGATGGTTCGTTGACATTGCGTGCACCGAGTGGGGCCAAGAGATGCCACCCGTCCCTCTCGCAGCTCGGGCCGCGCGATGACGATCACGTCCTCTACCCACAGAGGTCCTTGTCGCGTGGCCTCGACCGTCTGCACCATCCAATCGAAATCTGCCTCAATGTACCGTTCCGCCGGAATGTCGCGAGCGGATGGTCGGGGAGCGGCCATGCACGAGCCGCTGACACGGCTGCGTATCAACTCGCGTTTATCCCACAGCACCTCGCGCCACGGTGCCATCCACTGAAACAGCACCACGCGAGCACGTTCTTCACCAATAGCGTCGCGCAGCCTCGCCCAGGCCCCGTCACAGAGAATGTCATCGTCGCCGAACGACAAGATGTAGTCGGCCGTCAGCTCGCGCCAGACCGCGTTGTGCTGTGCCACGCCGTAGAAGTGATCTGTGCCGGCATGCTCACGGTATTGAATGATGCCGTTGCTCTGTTCGATGTAAGGGAACACCCGCACCGCGACACGCTGTGTATCATCCGGGTCGCCCAAACTGTCCCGCACGATGATGATCTCGTCGCCAGGCAACAACGCTTGTGCGAGAATCGAGTCCAACGTCTGCTCCAACGTGGGACGCCCGATGGTGGCGATGATGGCGGAGAGCGAGGGGCCTATCATGCTGCTTTCCTCTTCCTCTTGGCTACGCGGCGACACGAGCTGCACACGCCCTGCGTGTCCACATCTGTCACAAAGATAGACCGGCCACAGGTCGTGCAGACGACACCTTGCACCCCTCGGCAAATGGCGCATACCTGATCGTGCGGTTTGGGCAAAAACCAGCTCTCAGGTGCGTCCCATCCGCAGAATCGGCACTGTTTACTGTCTTCTGACGGGATGAAACACCCGTTGTAATCGCGCAGCCACTGAACGTGTTGTAAAAACATCCAGTTATCAAATCGGTGTATGAGGCTTACGGCCACTATCCACGCAATAACGAGCGTTACAATGATGACGATCACGACACAACCTTCTCAGCTTCGAGGTTGAATCCGTAGTTCGGGCGGTTGTTCTCATCGCGGAAGAGGAGCCCCGGCGACTGCAACACGGTCACGCTGCGGTATCGGACCGTCTCGATGGTCTGGTTCGCCACCTTGCTGAACGCCACGGCCGCGAGCTTCGCCTTCGTCAACGCCGTTGCCTCGTCCGTGTTCCGTGCGCGGAACTGAAGGCGCGATACCTCTAGCGTTAACCCCGCCGACCCACACGTCAATTCGGGCGGGGCGCCGGGATACTGCGTCAGCACCATACCGTTGACCTTCCCCGCCGGCAGTTCACCGGCGAATAGGTCCGTGCCGACAGTCCCAACACCCTCGTCTTCGAGGTATTCGCAAAGTTCAGAATCTGCTGGCATTAGGATCTCATCGCGGCCGCAAGCCGCGCTGCGAAATATGGCCGCAGTTCAAGCATTACCGACTCCAGATACTTTGCCTGTCCCACCTTATGGAACGCCTCGAGATTTTCGTGCACTGCCGCCGCATACGGCGCCGCTGGCCCGCCAAACACCATACGTACCTGCCACACGCCTCCGACCTGCTCCGGCCCTATGACAAGGCCGCTGGAGCGCAACACGCCTGTATCGACCGGCGTGCGCTTCTTGGCCTCGGTCATCTCGACCTCGGCGATGGTCCGCAGTGCCCGCGCGCTCTTGTCCTTTGTCAGCGCCCCGAACTTCCGCTCAATCGTGGCGTGGAGCTTGTTGAAGTTCTTCAGCTCTAGGGACACGGCGTTCTCAGACATAAATCTCCACGTGATGACTCGCCGTTTCGTCTGCCTGCCGGCCAACGGAAAAGAAAGGTGGCGTCTGTGGGTCAAACCCCGCTGGCAACGTCAACTGCCCTGTCGGATCCAAGGCCGACGTCGTGCCTACGTAGATGCGCCACGCCGCTTTCCGTTCTTCCCCGCTGGCACTACGGACGATCTGCTCCCCCTTCACCGGCTCGATGCGGCAGGCATAGCTCACCGCCGCACCGAAGTTCGGCTGCCCACGGTCCGTAAACGTGCCGTCGGAGGGCGCGATCGTGATCGTGTCTGGCATGAACTCAAAAAATTCAGGCTCCACAGCTATCCCCTTATCCCTTGGATCATGCTTTCCATGCGCTCTAAGTGCGACGTGACCGTGGCCATGCTCTGACGATACTCGGCCCGAAACTCCTCACGCCACCGTTCCAGATATTCCACGCGCTGCGACAAGCGCCCTGCCTGATAAATCAACCCGGCCATGAACAATACCAGCGTGACCACCACCCCAGTCGAGATCATGGCAGAAACTCCTCAGAGCTAGACGAGGGGACAGTGGGGGCGGTATCCTGCTGCAACTTGGAGAAGAACGAAGGGCGCAACAGATCCGTATCCTCCCAGATTGCATCTCGGTCGGCGACGAGAATGCCGCCAGCCGTCATCTGCATATGCCCCGCCCCGCGTGCACGCAAGCGAGCGGCAATGCCCTCCCACAGCTTTGGATCATAGGAGATAGATAACCCGCCGACCGACTTGCTCGACGCGCCACGGAACCGGGTCGACAGTGCATCGGCACACAGCGCAGCCGCCATGTAGATGTTCATCTCGACGCCGAGGGCGAAGTCCACCTCGTCGTCCTGCATCAAGGCCGGGCGCGCGGTGGTGTTCGTCGTATCCTGCAACAGAAACCGCACCTTGCCCCGGTTGGTCGATACGTCGTAGGTAAAGGCCATCAGATCCTCACGGTGTAAGGGTAATGATGAACGAATCGATGAGATCCGGATTCGCAATCAACAGTTGCATCATCGCGCTACGCAACTCGCGTGTCATTTCTACCTGGCCCCATGTCCAGGCCGTGTGATGAGATTCTTCCACGCCGAAGAGCGGATTGACAGGATCGTTGAACACGGCGTGCATAACCCAGTCCCCGTTTGCCGCTCCATCAATCGTCATGTGAAAATGTGATGGCACGGAAGACGGCACGCGAACGATAGAGATGCCGTTCAACGGGAACCTCGCATTCACCGCCAGCACCTGCTGATACACCTGCCATAGCAGATACGCGTTAGTCTGCGACCATGCAGGCAATGCCGTCAGCTGCACCGAGTGTCCGTTCACCGTGGCGCTAATGCTTGACATGCTCAGTACTTCGCGCTCGCCAACACCTGGATGGACGTCGCCCCAGCGTAAGTCCCTGTTGAGGTGTACTTCACACGGACCTCGTCTCCCAACATCCCATCGAGGATCGTATCGTCAGTTAATGCAGCATCTGAGGCCGCACGTGCAGCGGCTAACGCAATGGAGATGCTCGTCTTGCTCCACTTCGTCGCAGCCGACGTCGTGAACGCAAAGTTCATGATGTCGCGCCACGTGCCGCCCTTCACCCGCGTCTGCACCCAAACCTTGAGCGTCGTGCCACTGCTCCCATAAAGGAAAATCGCCTCCACGAGCAGATCGCGCAGTCCTTCAACCGGGCACGCGATGCCGGTCTCTGCCGTCACCGCCGCCGCGATGGTCGTCGCCGGTAAAAGTGTGATGAGCCCTCCGGGTCCTCTCATGATTGCTCCTGTTCCTGACAATACTGCCGCCACATCTGGCGGTATGTTGATGCGACGGCCACCTCGTATCCCGCACACACGGGAGAGGCAAGCAAGCGCGATCGTAACCCTTCGCGTATCTTTCCAAGTTCCCCGTAACGCGCCGTGGCCCACGTCACGGCCTCGTGCACGTATTCGCCCACCGAAAGAGTTATGAACTGAGGCAACCCAACCGACGACAGGATGCTCGCGCTCACGCGCTGCGTGATCCGCTCCCCGTATAGAGTAAGCACAGGCACCCCCATCCAGAGGCTCTCGCCCGTCGACACTCCCCCGGTCTGCGGCCATGTATCGAGCGAAAGACTCACCCCACCATACGCCCGGATATGTGCAGCGCATGAGGTGACGGGCGAAAACGCGATGCGCCGCACCGCGTCAGGGTCGAAATACCCCGTGATCCACCGGCGCATGTCCTCCGTGTATCGCTCGCCCTTGAAGACGAGCATAGCCTCGGGGACCGCCTGCATAATGTGGTTCCACGCTAGTAGCGCGCCATGGTGAATCTTTCCCGGTCGCTGGAAGATAGCGAACACCGGCGTTGCCGGGAGCGGTGGGACGTCTGCCTCGTTCAGGATCGTCGTGAACGGTAAGAAGCAGGGCAGCTCCGCAATCCTCTCGCTATACAGGCCATGCTCCTCTGGTCGTATCGTCACCCTGTCCGCAAACAGATAATCCATCACGCCGCGCGGCCATCCCAACCCCAGCGGATAGCCCCATGCGCTCACGGTGATTGGTGCCGGCTTCCTAGCAAACGCCTGTAACCGGTTGAACGGCGTATAGCTAGACAAATCCACGAGGATGTCAATCTCATCCTTCCGGATCTGCGCATCCAACTCGTCATCCGTCAAGCCCCACGCCTCCCGCCAACGGTCCACGTGCTCCTGGCGGTAGGATTGCGTGAACGCGTCGTCCACCGCAGGCGGGTGCGACGAATAGAAATATGACGTATGATGGTCCGTCGTCTTGAACAGCACGTGCCGTATGGCCACCATCGCCGAGTGGAACCGGAAGTCCCCACTTACATACCCAACGCGCAACGGACGCTCCGGATCGCGGCCGTTGGGGTACGTCTGTTGGCGAAGGTGATGTGCACCGAACGTCTCCCACCATTGGCGCCGTATGACCGTCCGCGTCTCGTGCGTCGCCTCGACCTGATCGTCGAGGAAAATGATGAGATCGTCGTGCACCTCTTGGTAGTTCGGTGCAATCTGAAGCGCCCGACGCATGTGCGCCTCCGTCTCATTCGCCCGCCCGAGGTGCACGAGGATGCGCCCAAGCAGATGGTGCGCGGCGGCAGAGGCGGACGGGACAGAGGTCAGACTCCTGATCGCTGCCTCCGCCTCTGCCCAGCGGTTGTCCATGCATAACCGCTGCACGACCTCCAGCTCGTCGTCGACGCACCGTTCTGCCAGGGCGTTAGTCACGCTTTGTGCGCCTCCTTTGGCACCACGTCAATGACCGGAGCTTCCAGCACGCGACGCACCAGCTCTACCGTATCCCGCGTCAGTTGAGTGGGGCTCGTGCCCTCCAGCCCCTCCATCAAGCGGTCGTACTCCTCGTTCTCCAAGAGCACGTAGCCCGTAGCTGCCTCGATCTTCTCTGCGATCCTGTTGACCTTCAGCAGCTGCCTGGGATTCATTCCAGGATTGTTGAACAGCACGGCCGCCAACGACTCTTTGACGGCGAACGAACGCTCCTGCTCAGGCACGTCCGTCCGCCACGGTGTCTGGTAGTTCGTCAGATCGATCTTTCTCACCGTCTCCTCCTACGCAGGCGTCGCCGAGAACAAGTTGATGTAACGGCGGTTGCCGTTTACGCGCACCGCGATCGCACCGGCAGTCGTCGCTGAGGTCACTCCGGCGTCGGTCCAGATGTTGCCGTTCGTGCTCGGCAAGTCCAGCACCGCGTCCCACTGCAGGCTCCCCGTCTGCGTTTCGGCCTTCTCGATGCGAATCGGGATCATCTTCCCGGTGATGGACGCTGAGAACGCTGCACGCACGCGGATGGCGTTGGCCTCACCGGTGATGGCACGAACGCCGGCATCGTCCGTCACCAGCTCCAGGTTCAACGCGCGCACGTCGCCGCCGATGGCACCGGCCGCCGTGCCTTTGAGGTAGACATCGGCGTGAATGCCGATGACCGTCCCTGATGCACCTGCCATCGCGATGCCACTGTTCACGCGTGGGCTCACTTCAAGCCCTTTCAGCCCGTCAGCTGTCTTTGTTACCGACACGGCGGGTTTGATCTGCACCGCAATGGCGTCGCCGGTCGTTGCTGGAAAGTTTCGCGAGTTGATGCGGACGTTCTTCGAGTCCGTCGCCGTATCGATCGTGAGGTGCTGGTCGGTTCTGGCGGTAATCTTGTCTAAACCGCCAAGCCGTCCGACCAGCGCCTCACCGTACGTGATCCTGTTGGCCATTGCCCTGCTCCTTATATAAGGCCCGGCCTATCGAGGCCGGGCACATGAACACACTTCCGTTCGAGGGACAGGCGAAGCCGGGGAGCTTAGGCCCGACTCGCCGCCGTTTTCGTCAAGTCAAGAGGTGCAACCTCGTCCTCCAACTTGTCACGCCGCTCCATCGCCGCATCGGACAGCTTCCCCGCCATCGTCGCCCACTCGTCGAGGCGGTTCTGGTAGGCATCCTTCGTTTCCCCATCCTGCCGCGCTGGAGGAGATGGCGGCACAAACGTCCGCTCTTCGTGCCGGAACTTCCCGTGCCCGTCGCGCATGCCCGTGTCAAGAAACTCCGCCCCACACACGCGACATGCAAACGGCTTCACCCCCGGATCCACCACTGCAATGTATCCAAGGTCGAATAGCAGCTTGTCGTTGGCCAGGCCCTCCAACTTGAAGACCTGGCCCCGGTCCAAGATGCGCTCCGTCGTGCCTCGCTCGCCATACCCGAACGTCCGCTTCGCCCAGAATAACGCGGTGGGCGGAGCTTCGCGCTCCGCCACCGATGTTTTCGCGTCTGCCATTGCTCTCTCCCTTACGCCACCGCACTCGACAGGAACAGCCCCGCCGACGCCGCCGTGATCTTCTGGTCAAAGAAGCTGTTCGCCTCGATGATGTCGATCTCCTTCTCCTCGTCGCGCATCCGCTTAATGTACTGGATGGCGTTCGCCACCAGCTGCCACACGAACGTGTAGCCCGCCGCCGGAGTCAGCAACGAAGGCGTCGGGGGCACGTAGACCAGCAGCCCATTCTTGCCCCAGATGCGCGTGTAGCTGACCGACGCCTCCGCCGTGCCCTCCACGGTCGTTGTGTAGATGGAGCGCCCCACGAGGTACTGCTCCAGCTCCAGCAACGATGCGATGAGGTCAGGCGTCAGCTGCGCGCGCTGCGTGTACTTGATGCGATCTACGAGCGACGGATGGTTCTTGAGCTGCAGATGGACCTGCTTGCCCACGACCAACTTGTTCGGCTCAACGCCGACAAGGGCTTCCACCGTGTCCTTGTAGGTGTCGATGTCTACGTCCGGCGTTGAGGCGCCGTAGTTCGACCAGAGGGTGAAGTCCGTACCTCCGGTCTTGTCCGTTGTCCACTTGCCAGTCGCGAAGGCGTCGGCTGCGAACTTCACCTCACGCCGCATCATCGTCTTGTCGGTGACGAAGCGCGTGGCGTCGTTGTCGAGGTCCCACGGCGCGTCTGCGTTGCGTCGCAGCTCGTCAGGGATCTCAAACCTCCGCGACCAGCGGTTGCAGAAGTAGGTAGCCGACGCGTCTACCGTGTAGCCCCCACCCTCGGACCGGGTGCCCGGCGCGCGGACATGGGCATCATCCCGGAACCAGAAGCTCTGGTTGTACTTCGGAATGATATCCGACTGCTTGTTGACGCGGACGATCGGAAAGATCTGATCGGCGATGTACGACTTGTTCATGTACGCGATGCTGAGGTTCGTCAGCAAAGCGTTGACATGCAAGTCCTGCGGTGTCGGTTGTCCTGCCACTGTTGTGTCTCCTTGAAAGACGGGCGGGACGAGCCCGCCACGTAGTTATCTCATCCCGCCTTCGTCAATATCCTATGCGCCGAGCCACACGGGCGGGAACACCGTCACCGTGATGACGTCGTCCGTCGCCGCGGTAGCCGCTGCCTCCGCCATCGCGTTCACGATGTCGTTGTTCGTTGTCTTCTGCACGAGCCGCCCGTTGGCGTCCGGTCCGAGCTTGTCGCCGATCGCGATGTCCGTGGCCGCTGCCACGTTCGCCTTTGAACGTCCAAGGATCATCACCTCGGCCGCGCGCCCCGTCGCCGCAGGCTTGTTCTGCAGGAGCCCGATGGGGATGTCCGTCGTCGACGCGACGAGCGCACACTGATCCGCCGTTGTGTGCCGCTTCACGAGGAAATACTGCTTCGCCGAGAGGTCCGCGTTCGCCTGGTAGCTGACGCTCCAACCATTCTGATCCGTTGCCATCTCTACTCTCCCGCGCAGGGCGTCCCGCGCTGTGGTGCCGTGAAGGGGGCGTCCCCCGCACGGCCTGGGTTATCGTTATACCTTGACCGTCGTCTCCACGCGCCACCGTTCGTAGAGCGCCGGGTCCGCCGCGAACACTGCGCCGCGCGCCTGTTCGATGCTCAGCTTGTCGTTCTTCTGCATGACCTCTGCAACCTTCTGCTGCACCTGTCCGGCTGCGGATTCTGCCGCCGCGCCCATCGCCGACGATCCAATCTCACCGAGCAGCTTGCTCGCAGCCGCCTGCGCCACCGCCGCCTTGAACAGTTCACGGATGCGGCCCGCATGCTCCGGCGTCAGCTTCTCGCTGACCGACTTCAGCAGCGCGGCGTCCTTCGTCGGATCGAGCCCGATGCTCGTGTAGCCCGCGACCTCTTCGGCGAACTTCCGTAGTTCCGCATCCTCGCGCAGCGCCGTCACCTGCTTCGCCAGCTCCTCGTTCGACTTCTTCAGCTCCGCTGCCTCGGTCTCGGACTTCGCCATGCGCGCCGTGACCTCTGCGGGCACCACGACCTCCGGCTCGCCCTTGGCCGCCTTCTCCAGTTCGGCGATCGTCTCGTCCGTCGCGCCTGCCGCCCGCCCGAACATCGCCGCGATCCCGTGCGCCATCTTCGTCAACGCTGAGGCGTCTGGCGCCTTCTTGTCCTTCACGTCTGCCATGGTCATCTCCTTGATGATGGTGTCCATTTGATCCCGAACCGTGATGAGCGACGCCGGGTCCAGCGCGCTCTTCCCTTCGTCGCCTTCCATCTCCGTCATCATGCCGGGCACGGCCTTCGTCATCGCGCCGATGTAGCCGGTCAGTGCGCCCTTGATCGCCGCGCCTTTGTTCTCGTCGTCGCTGTTGCGGATGCTGTCCAAGGTTTCCATCAGCGCACCATAGTGCTCGCTGAGTGCCATGTAGACCTTGTGCATCTTGCGCCCCATCATGGCCTCGTCGAAGGTCATGGCCTCCTTGCTCATCTTCACTGCACCCTCCTTCGCGCTCTTGATGACGAGAAATTGCCGACGGTTGGCGGCCTTGTCCACCGCTGCGATGTTCTTGACAAACAACTGCACGATTTTATTCGCCAACCGGCACCCCCTTCACGCGGTCGAGCCGCCCGAACATCGACAGCCCGGTGCGCTCCCCGGATTTAATCTTGGTAAACATCTCTGGCGTCCACCGCACGCCGAGCAGCCAAGCGCCCTTCTTCACCTGCTGACCCCCGATGTCCAGGTCGGTCGGCGCGAGGTAGGACTCAACGATGGTGCCGAGTGGCTCGTCCACCTGTAGATGTTGATCGTCCAGCCCATCGGCCTTCGCCATCTCCGTCAGCTCCGTCACGTCTAACGTGATGCCTTCCCCCTCCGCGTCGAGACACGACTTGAGGATCGTGGAGGCGCCCTTTGCCATCGTCTGCAGGCGCTCCATGAAGGCCCATGCCGCCGACTCGATGGTCTCGGCCTTGGCAAAGTCGCCTTCTGTGTCCACCACGTCCGGCTCGTAGACGACGCCAAGGGTGTAGCACTGCTCTTCGGCCGACTTCCTCAGCACTAGCATCTTGGTCATGTTCGCCTCGATTGTGCCACATATCTTTTTGGCTTGCTCTTCATCGCGCCCCTTCTCCTGCTGTGCTGCGACGCACGTGGCAAAGTTTTCATAGGGTCCTATGGGCATTTATTCACTTCGCAATGGCCCTATCAATTTTATCGATGTTTGCAATTACAGACTCGACAAAAGATGTCCCGTCATCAATAAGTTTCGCTGTAACTTTTCCGCTCCCAGACAACGAAGGTGCTATTTTGAAACGCGACCCAGGCATCAACACAATCTCATCCAACTCAGCAACGCGTGCAAAGACTGCGCGCGTTCCTTTCGGTATGCGTAATTCAACGACTATGCCGTTCTGGTTGCCGGCAGCGTATCGTAATGCACGCTCCTCTGTGAGTGCTGTATAACGGGCACCGAGTGAACGAATCTCGCCGTTAACAATCGCCTTTGAATCAATGCCAAAGAATACTTGACGCGATTCGTTAGTAAGAAAGCGCGAATCTTGTACGATTCGACGCATTTCATCTACAGATTGTCGGCCTATTGCATCAGCAAGCTCATTAGTGCCTGACTCTAACGATTGTTCAATCTGCAGCTCTACATACTTTGGCTTGGCAGCACCTCTGATCCCTAGATTCAATGCTGTTGGTAGTCGTCCTGTCGCAGCATTTTCAAACTCGGATTCCGTTACAAAATTATGGGCTGTTTCGAATGCCCCTACAGTTTCAACGGCTGGCTGATCTCCGCCGATTGTTCCACCAGGTCCTACCCCAGCGCGTTCGCTACTTGAAGGCACTAATCCTGACGCACACCGGCAGTTCGGATGCAGCGGCGGATTCAACACGCCGCCGGGAAACATCTCGTTGATGCCGACCTGCACGCCATCGAGCGGCTCGCACTCGGGGCACAGACGGTCGTCAGGCGATACGATCCACTCCTTCACCAGCACCGGATCGATAAGTCCGTCGCTCTGCCCCTGCCGCCACGCCTCCAGCTGCCCGGCGTTCGACGCGCCCATTACCTCGGTCCGTGCGATGGTCTCGGCCCGCTCACGCAGCGCCCGCGCCGCCGCGAATTCCACACGACGCTCAACCGTCGCGGCAGCCTCGCCCGCATCCTGCATCCGTGCCCTCAGCTTCTCGACCGCCTTCGCCTGCTGCTCGGTCAGGCCCACCGCTAATCGGATGCGTTTCGCGGTCTCGCGCACCGTCACCTGGTTGCGGAACGCCTCGCTCACCACTGCGCGGAGGGCCTTGCGTGTCGAGGTGGTAATCTCTGTCACGAGCTTCGCTGCATGCTGCTCGGCCCACTCGCGCGCATGCGGGTTCGTCACGTTGAACGTCGTCACGATGCGCGCGGTCGGTTTCGGCCGCAGCCGTATCGTCACGTTCTTCGCCAGAAACTCTCGTTGCCGCGCCTGCCGCGCTACCACCTGTCCGGCCCGCTCGTACGCCGCCATGATGAGCGGCCAGACCTTGTCCTGCAGCGCCTGGGCCAGTGGCTCCAAGTCCACGGCCTGCACCGCTGCGTTGCCATCCCCGTTCCGCAGGTGCTCCATGACGCGCGTCCACGTCGTATCCGTCTCCGGCAGCACCAGCGCGCGGCCCAACGCGCGGACGACCGCAGGCGTCGAGGCGTCTGCCACGCGATGCACCAGGCGCCACTCGGCCTGAGGCGCGAGGCGGTCGACGAATTGGGCCTTCATAAGACCTTGCTTCAATGAC